CTGTGAACATCATCACGATCCGCTACAACGTTGGGGAGCTCTTTCGTTGAGAGTGCCCGTTCAACATCGCTAAAGATAAGATCAAACACCTCTACCTCGTATGTGACAGGAGCTTTAGGCAGTTCTTGATCAAGAAGCTTGGCCATTACCGTCTCCCATCAGGTCTAAGGTTCAAACGAAGATCACCCAGTGTCCAATTAAGATTTGCAGAATCACTTTGAATCCGTACAACCGCCTGACGGCCTCGGGCCCTCATGAATGCTTGTTGGGTAGAACTAATGACCGTGCTCGTAGAGTTCGTGGTCAGGGATTCAAGGGGGAAGTTGCGTGTCTTTATGACGTAGTCTATCGACCCGGTGCTATCACTACTGGTGTCATTCAACCGAACATCAGGTATCAGTTTGTCTACGAACATGAATTGCTCGCCATCTCCAAGATCAAAGTCGGCAGATTCAATAAAGCAGTCCATAGCACTGCCATCGTCGTTCTGCCCGTTCTCATGAGAGTAGATGTACTCAACACTACTAGCAGTGCCCGCGCCTCTCGGGTTCTCATGAACCCCAAGGTCAACCCAGGCTGTTCTTGCTAGGGTCCCAATGTCCCATGTCCCCTCAACGTGGTTAAACTTAACGTATTTGTCGATCTCTTCGGAATCTGCGGACGCATAGAACCAAAACACCTCGTCAAACAGCTTGTTCGACGCCGCAAAGAACTTGAAGTTCTGCGCTGTGTTTATGTTTGAGAACACGTGATCTAGAACAGTGCAGGGTATGACCTGTAATCGACCAGCATAGACATAGAAATTGTTGCGGCCCATCCAGAAGGTGCGGTCACCTACAGTAACAGCGGCGTTAAAACCGATAATCGACGTATTACTGGCGACTAAAGCAAAAGAAAAAATGTCGTCTGGGCCAACAAACCGCATCGCGTGAAGGTTGGCGTCCGTCCAGATCAGTATTTCCTGTCTCGTCTTAACGGCTGTAATGATCTCCGAACCAGCAGACAAACGAACGCCACCAGCCGTGTTCGTAACTGTAGGTGTCCAATTAAACGGATCTTCTTGATCGGACCAACGCACCTCAAGCAGATCCTGCTCTGTAGAACCTCGAGGGTTGCAGCCAAAACAAACCACGTGACGATCTGTAGTGGATATCATTATCTTGCGAACAACTGTCGGCGCGTCGGACGCACCTGACTGCGCGGCAAGACTTGTTGCTCTGGCCGTTGTTCCTAGAGTGCGATCCCAATAATACGGAGTCCCATCAAACGCGTTAAAGATTAAGTCCTCGCCCCAATTGTCTTGAGCCCAGAGACGAATGTTAGAGCCTGCGGATGTCGTTATATTCGCGGCCTCGCCCCATCCTACAAAAGCGTTTGCTTCTTTGACCGCGACATCATCATCGTGAGCCGCCGCAGTCGTTCCACGAACTCCTCTGACCACGCCCGCGTTTATAGTGTTCGTGCTCTTCCCCGTATATTGAATGAGCTCTTCGTCCATCAGCATAAGGCCAACGAACGTTACACTCGCGCCACTACTGCCTGCTGCGGCTGTTGTACTGTCCGCGCCACGCGTAAGGTCAGAAAGAACATTAGAGTTATTGTTGCCGTACTCAATCTTCTCACTGCCAACCAAGATGGTGCCCTTGGCTGGGAACGAAGAAGAGTCTGCTAAGGGTATCGAAGTGCTTACGTCGGTTATGTTCGCGGATAGTGTAGAGGCCACCGTCTCAAAGTCTGACGCAGATGTCAGGGCCAAGGACGTAACTGAGTTGTTAATCGCGCCATCAAGCGTTGTCTCAGAGAAAGAACTGTTGTATCCGCCCCAGAAACCGGCGCCCCAACCTGTACCAGGGACCACGATCCCTAGTCCTGCGCTAATCTGATATGCGGCGACAACCGAAGATCCACCGCCGGCGGTGCTTCCAGAAGACGCACTTCCCGTCGTGGTCAGCGTATAGGTGTTTGAGTTAACAACGGTAAGTTCAAACTCCAAATTAATCTGAGCTGCCGTTATCCCGTCCGTCGTTGCTGCTCCAGATATCGTGACGAAGTCACCCGTCCGGGCGCCGTGATTGGTGTCAGTGATGGTGATCACAGAGCTCCCAGAAGAACTCGTTGTGATCGGGTTTGAGCCCAAGGTCTGAGTCCGTCTTAAAGGCGTTATGTCATTAAACGTTCCGCCCTCTTCGATATAAAACTTTTTTTCTGTGCCGACACCCATAAACTTTGAAGCGTCTAGCGCGGAAAATGTGTGCAGAGACCGGGTCGTTCCGGTTACTGCGTTAGAACTGACCTTCTGCCAACCACCCATCTTCTCAGGGCGCCCCTTACGGAAACGAATAAGGTTGGAGTCAAACCAACCGTTTTCCGCCGCGTAGGAGGTGGATTCTTTGTTTATACCTGGCTTGAAGGTGATCTTGGTTAACGGCATGTTTACGAACCTAATTCAGGCCAATCATAAAGGATACCGGATTTGGTGGTCTTGCCATCACTGTCTGTCGCCCATTTGAGGAACAACGCTTCTACCGCCGCCGTATCCGCAGCGTTGTCTATGGCCGTTTCCATCTCTGTTGCCTTAGTGCGGATAGCGTCTCGATACGTCTGAATGTTAGACGGAATCGCTGTGCCTTTGTCCGCTTTCCGCACTATGGCCCAATCGGTTTGAGCAAGATACTTTGACTGTTGAGTTTTTACCTCACTTTTAAGGCTGCTTCTGACCCCAGGCGTTACAAGCTGGTTGCCGTCGCTATCAAGAATAGCCTTTCCGTCTTTATCGACTTCATTCACATCAGTCAGTGATCTAGCTGTTGAGGCAACGGTTCCATCGTCATTATGAGATGACCGATAAAGCCGCTGATCGGGAAACGGCTGCATTACAACCTCAGAAATACCCGCCGCTTTCTTTTCATCGGCAGACCAGACTTGCCAGTTTTTAGGCTGTAAGGTGCCGTCCGCATCTTTCCATGCGCGGCCCGGTCTGATTGTTTGGTTGCCCACTTTAAAAATAGAAGTCATCTTTCGTCTCCAGTTTATCTTACGCGCATATGCGACTTTGGACCCAGCTTCTTCCGGTGCCGAAGATGAACAGGCTTACTTCTACGGCGGATTATCCTTCTCTCTACCTTGGTCGTCACTTTCTGAGCCATGTTCTTATCACCTGGCCTTTGCTTGGGCTACGCCGTCACCACCAAAGGGGTCTCTTGCAAACGCTAAGTAGATATAAGTATTCGAGGAAGAAGAATTTGTTCCAGCATTGGTAGAACGTAACTTGAATCCGTTTGCCAAGAAATCTACATCATTGCCGCCCGAATGATCGTTCTCGGTGTTGTTGGCCTCTACCATTAAATAATGCCCCGCAGGATTATCAACGTCCAATTTATTACTAAAGACAAACCAATTTTCGGTGGCATCCCTTCTCTTGATCATTATCCAAGCTGGACGGAACCCAGATGCGCCGTCATCAACAACAACCATTGGGCCATCGGCAACGCCGTTTCCTATATAATATCCACTCGCTATCATTCCTGGCGTTTTAGCAAAAGCGTAGAAGACGTAATCCTCATTATTGGTGTTTGTTGCGGCTGCACCAGAACCGACACTAAAAAGAGCGGCGGTTGGCGCAGTGCTATTGAAAGCTGCGCCATTTGTTTTAGCGGCGCTGTTGCTTAGAATCATAAATTCACTGCCATCATCGGCTACATTTTCTTGATAAACAGTCCATGTCTGACTGCCTGAATCACGGTTCTTTACAATAATCCACGACGGCTTTCGTGAAAGACCATGCCCTAGAGTTTGTGCGCCACTGGCTCCAGTATAAGTGCCAATACTGAACCCGCCGTGATCTGCTGCGCTCACACTTGTCGGTTGGGATGGGACGCCCGTGCTGATGCTACCTGCTGCTATTGTAGATGCAGACCCACCAGCCTTCATACAAAAAGCAACGTAGGTTTCATTGTTTCTGTTTAGTTCTTCAACAACACCAGTGTGATCAATTACCGTAAACCCATCAACATCAAAGCTCTCAAATTCTTGGTTTCCGCCAGTTTGTTCTGCGTTGTTACTACTTGCCATTCTCAACATAGCATCGTCACCACGAACAACGTCCATCACATTCCAGTTTGTAGCGACTGAACGACATTTTATCCAAACAAAATCAGGCCGAAATCCGACGCCAGTAACAGCTAACGTGCTGCCATCCCCTGTGTACAAAACCGTATTAAAGTAGTCGGATGGGTTTGTTACAGTAGGAGCCGCAAGATTGGCGGTGTTTAAGTTCTTGAAACCTGTCGGAGCTGATCCAGCATATGACGTTTGTCCAAAATTGAAGGTGCCTGCATGGGCGTTGTTCTGGATTATATTAACCAGAGGTGCGACAAGCTTCCCGGAAAGGTCACTATACATTGCACTGCTAGTGGTACCCGCCTCTATTTCAGCCTTCACAGTAGAAGAGCTTGCGGAGCCGTCGCCATCAATCCAAACATCATCATCCGAAATCCATATGGCACCATTGTCCATATCTAAGGCGACACCCACCACACTACCCGCAGCTATTGCAGAGGCGTATGAGCTACCAGTAGATGCCCCATTGTTGTCGTTACGCTTATTTCCGTTGTAGGTTTGAACCAAGCGGGTCAACCCGGCTTCTGCACCGGATGCGCTATAAAGATGAGGCCAAACTGACACGCCAATTCCGGCTCCTCTTGTCCCACCAACCGTAGTAACCGTCATTTCCCAATACCATTTGCCGCTGGAGACATATTGCGTCGCAATGGAATTTGCTGTGGCACTATTAGGAGTAAGCGCCCAGGTTAAGTTTCCGAGTGTTAGCGCCCCTTCGTCGTCCCCGGGATTCCAGTAATCTCCTGCATCAGTAGCTAGAGGATTTAGTGTTGCAAAGTTCCCAATGTTATTATTAGCATCATCAGTAGGCGAGTCGGGGACTTGGTGGCTTTGTGGCGACCCACCGGCAACCGCAAAATGGTTATCGTTTCCAGAAGTGTCCGCGCCAATTCCGTTTGCATCTTGGCCGCTGCCGGTTTGCTTAAACTGGAGCAGAAAACCATTAGTCCCATAAGTTAAGCCGGTTATATCCTTAGGTACCCACACGCCTTCATCGTTTAGCTCACCAAAATCTGTAGCTGCATGATCTTGACCATCGCTGGCGGCAACTTCCGCGAGGTAGCCATCAAACCATTGCGTTGCGCTATGGTTGTACCCTCCAACACCGATTATGTTCCCGTCAAAAAGGGTGCTGTTTTCACCAGCTGAAGGCATTGAGCTACTAGCAAATGAAGTAAGTCTTACTCCATTGACCCAGAGTTGCATATAATCCGACGAACCACCACTGGCATTACTATCGTATCTCGCAAATACATGATGCCACGCAGTCGGATCAGAGAATGCCGCATTTGTAATTAGGTTATCTGGACCGCCGTTAGCGTAAAACTGAATTGCATCAACATAACTTGAGTAATTGGTGTATCGGATAGTGCTGTCGT